GCTTGGACCGAGCTTGGCTCAGCTAATCGATTCTCAACGGTGTCCACACGGTTCGTGTTCGAATACTCTGTTTCGAGACTCCGAGACGTGATGGGTACATCCTATTACGAATTCCGGGCAAATCGATTTTTGCCAAAACCTGTCGTCTGATCAGGACGAGTGGCATACTCCCAGCGGTGATCATTATCCGCCGGTTCGGTTTCTCCATTCGGGTTTATGGAGGAGCACTGCGGCAAGGAAGCCGCACCAGGACTAAATGTCTCGTGCACGTCAGCGTCACTCAAACGCTGGACCTAAGACGATGTAGATTTTGACCGTTGAGTACGGCCTCTACTTACATCGAATTACTGGGGACGGATGCGCGTAAATGCACCCACGATGCCCATGAAACTTCATGTCGACTTCGTGCCTTGCGTATGACAAAGACCATTATTTGTTCTGGTCAGATGTCGTTCATGCGTCGCCGCTTGCCGATAGTCAGTCGTCGATGCCGAGAGCCGATCCCGATTTCAGAGGCACACGGAGTGCCCAAGTTATCGGGAGCAGACGGTTCAGACAGAGATCGTATCGTGCCTGTTTCTTAAACAGTGCTGAACGCATGAACAGCTGGGGGAGGGCAGTTGCTAGACTGTCCAGATCAGTACTCTCGGCTTACCATCCATCGCACCGTCGATCAAATGTTTGACTTGAATTGGCACAATTCAATCAACGGATAAAACGGAGTGATGAAGGAGTGAGTGTCAGACCTGCCTTACTCATGTTCCATTTGTACGTCGCTTACGACGATACGATTGTGCCACTGACAACTGGAGCCGACGGCGTCGGATAACGGTTGTCAAGACACTCGCGGAACGCGGTCAGATCCCCCTTTGGTCGGTAAGCCGATTGGTTTCCGAGCACAAGGGTCTTGATCAGACCGGCCGCGGTCGTAGCATACGATCCAGCCGCAAGACGAAGAGCAGTTTTTGCCGCAATTTTAAGAAATGCGGTGATACTGAGAGTTCCGACGCCTCCGCCGGGACCCATACTCTGTTCGTCGAGTGAGAGGATCGTATTATCGCCAAAGTTGATATCGGCCGGCTTGGCCGCTGATGAACCGTTCGAAGTGGTTGCCTCTCCGTACTGAAGCACCGAAAAGGTGGTCGGTACGAAGGTCGAGAAATTCGTGCCCTTCATCAGGAAGGTCATGATTCCATTGAAATCCTTTTCGAACAGCAACAATGGCGTTGTCGTCGTCGCAAACGTCCCTGTAGTATGTGCCTGGAGATACTGACTTGCAGTGCTCGGCACAATGATACGGACACCATAGCGCTCCAAGATCTCAAGGATCGTTGGAGTGGAAGCGGCATCACAACCGGCCAAAAGATTGGTGGTTGAAGATACCGCCGCCGAAACGGTCATCTTTTGATCCATCTGCGGCAGCGTCGCGGTCGCGAGCGCTGGGTTGGGCAGGCAAGGAATGCCAAGCTCAACATCGTAATGGATCCAAAGCTCTCCAAAATTGACGGATAAAAATCCACCAGAGGAGGGATCGGCGAGGGTGTTCGTCGACGTTGTTGCGACGTACAAAAGACCCGAAACGGCGAGACGGTCGTCTGCGCCGTTCGCGTCTTGGTTGAATTTACGAGGACCGATCGTATTCAACCCGCGAGTACTGCACTGCATGCGGGAGTTTTCCCAGTAATTACTGGAAACGGTCCCCTCCCACTGCAGCATTTCTGGCTTTGTGACGGCGGCGGACGGATCGTCCGGATCGTAGTCCACAGCCATGATGAGCTTACCGGCTTGATCAGTCGGACACGCAGACCGAAACTCGCTGGTGACACCGAGATATTTCGAAACTTCGAAATTCTCGGCAATACTAGCAAGCCAAGGATGCGTCGTCGCATTGGTCGGCGACAGCTCAAAGACATCATAGGCAAATTCGTTAAACGAATCGGAGATGATGTCCTGCACGTACTCGCAATGCCGGACACAAATCTTGTCACCACGCATATAGAACTGTGGTTTCTGCGTAGTCGATCTTGATCCGATAGCGGCGGGAGCCGATCGGATGACAACATTGTTGCCGGCTTTCGGCGGAGTTTGGTTCTTCCGCGGAACGTTCTTGCTTTTTGACTTTGGAGTAGCCCCCTGTTTCTTCTTTGTCATTTGACAGTCGGATCGTACCAGCTCGACACTTAGCTGGGACTGTTCATCACCACCGACAGCACATTGGCTGCAGATCCGTGCAGTCTCTCGACGTTCCGTGGCTGCGATGCCACTTAGTACGTAAATGTTTACATGCGTTGGGTACGCAAAACGTTTTGGACCTTTCAACGGTGATGACCCGCTTGATCTTGACGTAAGATCCTGACGTAGTTTAGGGACTTCGGTCCTGAGCAGGTCATTCACGAAATGAAAACGTACCAATTGGCACGCGTTCAATCGTGACATCGATATCCGGCATCTTGGCAATGTCGCCACGACATTTGCGCAGACGCGGACGTTCGGTGTTCAAGTTCTCGACGACTTTCCACGGTCTATGATCGACGTCTTCATTTGTTTCGAATTGCCGGCTTCTAAAAGGCCGACAGATTGAAACATCAGACGAACGATAAAGTCGTGCAATCTCGTTTTGTTGCGACGGCGTGACATGGAATGTCCAGCCAACTGGAGCTTTGCAACCCCAACCACCGAGAGATATCGCGACGAAAAGATTTCGTCCACGACATTCCTTCTGTAGGTCGGACTTGTGAAATTCGAGGTAAGCTTTTAAAAGATCATTCTGCTTGCCTCGAAGTGCTCCCGCAACAACTTCGTCGAGAACAGCGATATGAGGAGCCTCACCATTCGCCTTCTCTTGCTCATTGAGCTCATCAATGCCGCCAACCCGAGATAGTACTTTATTCTGGCCGAAGAATAAACCAGAATTTAAATATGGTATCTCCGTGGCGTGTCCGCCTGTGATTGGACAGTCAAAGGCGGTCGAGTTGATGTTTGCATAGCGATCATGCGTGTACACTTTTCCTACCGACATCGATAGACCGATATCGTTACCGATCTCGTTGAACCAAACGATTTCGTCGGAAGTGAACTGCGTCAGCAAATCATCACCATTGATGAGCACCCTGTCCAACCAGAAACGAACGCGCTTGTTGTTCCATTTTATGCCAAGTCTATCGTCTGTTCGCTTGCGGACCGCAAGGTAGAGCGACATGTTACAGAGGCACAAAATTGTGAACGACAACCGAGAACCCATCAGTTGCGCGTTACGTTGGACACATGGAGGAAGAGCCCGCTTAAGCACCAAGTAAAAGGTGCCACCGGACTTAACCCGAAGACCATCTTCGTCGGCATGCTCGACGAAGCCTTCACGGACTATTTCTAGCCGCACGAGATTTGAGACGTGATAAGGTCGCTCATACTCATCAAAGAGTAGAGGAGCGAGATTGTCACCGTCGATCTTTTGCAGCTCGACTTGTCCGTCCCAGAGCTTTCGATTTTCGGCCTGATTTTCGCGATAACGAATCGTGAGTTTCGGGTCGATCTTATCGAGAGCATGGTCAACACGTCGCTCCTGGTCGACGATCTTACCAGCGTGGTACGCGCTGATATATCCATCGACCGTGATGTTCTCGTTCGCTTCAAGGATCACATCGTCCAGTTTCTTCAACTCGTGAAGTAACCCGAATCTCTGGCCGTTTGTAAGGGCCGGAGATCGGTACGTCTCGAGACGAGGATAACAGACGACGTGTGGCTTGAGCGACATCACGAGCTGACGTCTCCATGTGTCCCATTTGTTGGACATGGTTGCTTGTAGAGTTATGGATGACAACGTACGGGAGAGCTTATCCGTACTTTCCTGATAATCTGCCGAATACCAAAAGCGATCTCGCTTTAGATACTCGCCCATTTGAGCATATGGCGAGCCATCGTATTCGGTAATGTCAATCCCTTCGTCTTGACACTCTGCAAGCGTCTGCGCATCTACCACCTGTATCGACATGATGTCCGTCGGCGAAGCCGGACGTCCGATCAGTCGGAAACAGGGCATGTCACGAAGGTAACTGTGAAGTGCCTTCTGATGCATGCGTGCCAAAAAGTAGTGCGCAGCAGGGCCGGCCGTTATCGTGCGAACCTTGAGAGGCTCAAGCACAACGGCAACTCGTGCACGAAGAAATTCATTGTTCTCGTCAGCGACAGACGACGACAATTCTTCGTCACGAGGGGCTACACGAAATATTTCGGGATCATAGAAATTATTCCGTGAATCAGGTACCATCCTGTTGACGAATTCGTTCAAATGAATCGAATCGGATCGAACAGAGAATTGCCGGAAGTCGGCGCAAGCCGTTCCGGCAGATTTTTGTTCAATCATCCGAAGAAGATCTTTCGGAAGATCGTCAACGCGCGATGCGTCAACCAGAATCGGAACCGCGTCGTCAAAATAACACGACGCGTCCTCGATGTCAACTGTCGCAGGCTTGTCCATATAGGACCATGCGCTGCGAAGTTTGACCTCTTCTGGTTCGACGAGACGTACCGGATTCACGTAATTCGGTAGCCCATCTGGTTGAATAGGCGGATCTAGCCATTCACCAGCGGCCCAGGTGACTGGGTCAAAAAACCAGTCACCAAGCCGGCGAGAAAGCTCGCCGGCCTGACCACCGCGTATTCGTGTTGAAAAGAATGACGCGGACTGTGAAGCTTTCGACTCAGCGAACCGACGGAAGTCAGGTTCAATTCTGGATCGAATACGCTCAAGGACACTATGAGCCGCTACCAAACACTCTGTGACAAACGGTGCCGTCGAACGATCGTTCGCCGTCATGTTCTGACGATGTTTGAGCAAGTTCAACTCAACCATCGAAGGAGACGCAGGGAGTGCGGAGCGCTTCACTTGAAACCAAGACATGAACAAATGTACATTCTGTTTGTTGTACTTGTTCATGCGTACGCGGAACCAACGGCGGAAATTGCCTGACATAGGAAATGTCGAGAGCAAGTCGCACGCCGGTGGCTCGTTTTTAAGGAAACGAGCCTGAGGATACGCGCACAAAAACTTGGCCACTCGGAAGAACTCGGGCTCATTGAGCACGATAAGAACCGAATGCCACTGTTTAAGAAAATCGAAAACAGCGTTCTTGGGGCAATCGTGGTGTAACAACACCAGAACGAAGCCTCTTAAGATGCCCCATGTACGATCATGACATGAGGGCAAATCGCACGCAAGCAGACCATCGAGTTTGTGTTTCGATGTCAACTTGACCACGTACTGGCGAGCTTGCTCGCTTATATCGTTCATTTTGACAGAAAAAGGACTGTCCTTACAGTACCGTTCTATACCCATGAATGGGAGTTTTTGACTCTTTATTGATTAAGTTCAATCAAAG